TTTTTAGATGACACTCCTATACTTCAATCTACTGCAAATAGTTCTAGTCCTAGCGATAACGATTTTAACTTTCAAGATGTAACCTTCAAATCAAAGTTTGGAACGTCAAACCAAACTGCGATGAGTGGTATTCCTGCTGAAAGTAGATCACCTACCAGTGTTGCTGTTATTGTAACCGCTTCTACTCCTGTTACCAGGCAAATTACTAATACAGATGTAGATGCAATTATAGTTACTTTAACTTGGCCTCAAATTCAGTTTGCAAAAGATAATGGAGATGTTGTTGGAGATACTGTAGCCTATAAAATTCAAGTACAATACAATGGAGGTGGATTTAGCGATATTATAAGCACCTCCGTTAGTGGAAGAACAGCAGATGCTTATGCTAGAGATCACAGGATAAATGTTACTGGTGCTTTTCCTATTGATATTCGAGTAGTTAGAGTTACAGCAGACAGCACAGACGCAGCAAGAGTAAATGCCTTTCAATTTACAAGTTTTCAAGAAGTTATTGATAATAGTTCAAGTTACCCCAACAGTGCTTATGTAGCTCTTCGATTAGATAGTAAGCAATTTAATCGTATTCCTACAAGAAAATTTCGTATTAGAGGTATAAAAGTAAGGATTCCAGGAGCAGGAGCTTCGGGTTCTGGTACTCCTAGTGTTGATATACAAACTGGCAGAATAATCTATCCAAATGGTTACATATTCAATGGAGTTATGGGTGCTGCTGTTTATACAAACTGTCCTGCAATGTGTTTACTAGATTTACTTACAAACACGAGGTATGGCCTGGGAGATCATATAACAGATAGCAATTTAGACTTGTTCAGTTTTGTAGCTGCTAGTAAATATTCAAACGAATTAGTAGATGATGGCACGGGATCAGGAACAGAAGAAGCTAGATTTAGTTGCAATGTAAATATACAAAGTCCTCAAGAGGCTTTTTCAGTAATAAATGATTTGTCAGGAGTAATGAGATGTATGCCAATATGGTCTGCTGGAAGTGTAACAATATCCCAGGATAAAGAAACGTCAGCAAGTTATTTATTTAATTTAGCAAACGTGCAAGAAGGAGGTTTTTCGTACTCAGGCAGTAGTTTAAAACAACGTCATTCGGTTGTATCTGTAAGTTACTTTAATATGGATTCAAAAGAGGTAGATTTTGAAGTTATAGAAGATGCAGCAGCTATAGCAAAAATAGGTACAGTAATAAAACAAGTTAAAGCGTTTGCTTGTACTTCTCGAAATCAAGCTGCGAGATTAGGCCGTGCAATACTGTTCGCTGAACAAAATGAAAGTGAAACTATAACTTTTAGCACATCAATAGACGCAGGAGTTGTTGTTAGACCTGGTTCTGTTATAGAAGTAAACGATCCAGTTAGAGCAGGAGCTAGAAGAGGAGGCCGTGTTGTATCTGCGACAACTACTACTATTACTATTGATGCTGTAGCTCAAACTACTTTACCTTCGTTAACAGATAATCCAACATTAAGTGTAATTCTTTCTGATGGAACTGTAGAATCGAAAACCATATCTAATATTACGGGGGCAGTTTTAACTGTTAGTTCAGCTTTTTCTTCTGCTCCAAATGCAAATGCTCCTTACTTAATTTCAAGTACAAGTTTACAAACACAGTTATTTAGAGTAATTCAAGTAGAAGAACAAGACGGTCTTAATTATGTAATTACAGCTTTGACGTATGTAGAAGGAAAGTACAATTTTATTGAAAACGGTACTGCATTACCAGCTAGAACAATATCTTTATTAAATCAACCAGCAGACCCTCCAAGTAACCTAACAATTTCAGAAAAAACAGTTGTTATAAATAACATTGCAAGAAGTAAATTAATAGTAGATTGGCAACCAGTACAGGGAGTAACACAATATTTAGTTAACTATAAATTTGAAGATGGTAATTATGTTTCGCAAGTGGTATTTAGTTCTGATTTTGAACTGTTAGATACACCAGTTGGAGAGTACACGTTTCAAGTGTTTTCTTACAATGCTGCTTTAGTTTTATCTACAAACCCAACAACAAAAACATTTACTGCTATTGGTAAAACTGCTTTACCAGAAAATGTGAGCAACTTAACTATTGAGCCTGTAAATGAACAGTTTGTAAGATTAAGATTCACACAAGCTACTGCTATAGATGTTCTTCACGGAGGTCGGGTTTATATAAGACACACAAGATTAACTGGTGGGGCTGCTACATTCCAGGCTGCTCAAGATATTATTGAAGCTGTCGCTGGATCTGCTACTGAAGCTATATGCCCTGCTTTGGCTGGAACTTATCTTGTTAAATTCCAAGATGATGGTGGTAGATTTAGTACAACAGAAGCAAAAGTTGCATTATCTACAGTGCAAATAGTTGATGAAATAACTGTTAAAGAGGATAGAGAGGATAACGATACACCAGCTTTCAATAACAATAACTCTAGCCTTTTTTCAAATACTGAATATAGTTCAGCTAAAGGTGGTTTAATTCTTACAAATCCAGTTAATAATCAAACTGGTACTTACACTTTTGCAGACACTTTAGATTTAGGCAGTGTATTTTCTTTGTCTATAACTAGACATTTTCAAGGAGTTGGATTTTATACAGGAGATTTATTTGACAATAGAACAGAAAATATTGATACATGGACAGACTTTGATGGATCGATTGCTAATGATGCAAATGCTAAATTACAGGTTAGAACTTCCACAGATATGAGTAGCTACACGGATTATAACGATGTAGCAAACGGAACTTTTAAAGGTAGGGGTTTTCAGTTTAGAGCAACACTTGAGACATCTGATACTGCACAAAACATAAACTTACAACAGTTAGGATATGTAGCTACTTTAAAATCAAGAACAGAGCAAAGTGCTGTCATTGCATCAGGGTCAGCAGCTAAAAATGTTACTTTCACTAATCCTTTCTTTGTTGGAACGTCTGGATTAGGCAACTTAAATAATTTCTTACCAGCTGTTGCAGTTAACCCACAGAATATGGCTACAGGAGATTATTTTGAAGTGACTAATGTAAGTGGAACAGGATTTACAGTTCATTTTAAAAATTCAAGTAATGCTAGTATTAATAGGAACTTCACTTACCAGGCTGTTGGTTTTGGTAAAGGAGGTTAAACTTAGTAAAAATAGTATTTAACTATGGCTGACGTTACAAATTATACAATTGAAAACAACTCTGGAGCCAATGTAAGAATTGATCTTAATAATGTTTTTGCTGCGATCCAATCAAGTAACTCAAAGTCAACTGATTTAGCTTCAAGCCAGTGTGTTGCTGGTATGCCTTTTCTTAATACAACAAGCAATATTTTAAAAATAAGAAATAGTAGTAATAATGGTTTTACTGAGATTGGAAATATAGACACAGCAAATTTAGGATTGTTGCCAGCAACAGGTGGCACAATGACAGGAGTATTACAAATTTCGAGTGGTAATACACCAGCAGCACCAAAATTAAGTTTTAACGGTGACACAGATTTAGGTTTATATAGAAAACAAGCCAATATTATGGGCTTTAGCTCTAGTGGTGCGGAACAAATGGTGTTTGATGCAAATGGAATAACTTTGCGACAACAAAATGAGATTAGATTTGGAGATAACAATAGTTCACATTATGTTGCTTTAAAATCTCATGCAACAGTAGGAACAAATTACACTTTGACTCTGCCATCTGGACAAGGGGCAAATGGAACTATATTAAAAAATGATGGGTCTGGAAATTTAAGTTTTCAGCCAGGTACCGTAGTAGTTGGAAGCACTACGATTAATGTTGGGTCAGGGTCAGCGTCAACAATAGGTGGACTTACCTCTTTAACTGCAACTACATTAAATGCAACCGAAGTAAAGACTAACAATTATAAAGATGCTAATGGTAATAACGTTGTTTCTCCCACACAGATTAGTAGAGGAAGAGCAAAGTTTTGGGTAAATTTTAATGGCACAGGAACATTAGCTGTAAGAGATAGTTTCAATGTTTCTTCAGTTACAGATAATGGAACGGGTAGATATACAGTTAACTTTTCAACTAGCTTTGATGCTAACGACAACTATTGTGTAGCAACCTGTATTGGACAAAGTAATAGCAACGGAGATCATGGACACTTATATTTAATGGACGGCTTTGAAGGTGGAGGAGATTTAGTATTAGCTGGCTCTGTAACTGTTGAAGTACATAGACTTAACAGTAGTGTTGCTATGATAGATAAAAAGCACGTTTGTATAGTAGGTTTTGGAGATCAGTAATTATGGCAAATTCAGATAAAAGGTTTATTTACACAGATGATGACGGAACTCTTTGCATTGTTTCTCCTTGTGATGAGGATATGAGTTTAGATGAGATTAAGGCTAAAGATTGCCCTAGTGGAAAGACAGTTTATACTGTAGATAAATCTGAAATTCCTACTGATAGGACTTTCAGAGATGCTTGGACTTATACGGAGTAATTTATGGGATTTGGTATAGACATGACAAAAGCTAAAGAAATACATAAAGATAATATAAGAATTGCAAGAGAACCTTTACTTGCTGCACTTGATATTGAGTTTCAAAGAGCTTTAGAAGCTGGTGCTTCGACTACAGATATTGTTGCTAGAAAACAAGCATTAAGAGATGCACCAGCGGATTCAGCTATTACAGCAGCTTCAGAT